ATTTGATGGGTGAATATTATGAATGGTTAGAAAATAAAAAAGAAGAATCATCATCACTTACAGTTCAGTTTTCAAAATTAATGAAGGTAAGAAAGGTAATTGCAAATGAAAAAGTAAAAGAAACTATTGAGTTTGTACAGAACATTATAGATCAGGGAAAAAAAGTAATCATTTTTACAAACTTTACGGACACATTACAACTAATACATAATCACTTCGGTAAAGAATCTGTATATCTTGATGGTAGTTGTAATAAAGTACAAAGACAATATGCTGTTGACCAATTCCAGGAAAATGAAAAAATTAAAGTTTTTGTTGGAAATTTAAAAGCTGCCGGTGTTGGACTTACTTTAACTGCGGCTGAAGTTGTAATTATGAATGACTTATCATTTGTTCCAGCTGAACACGCCCAAGCAGAAGATAGAGCTTATCGTTATGGACAGAAAAACAATGTACTTGTTTATTATCCAATTTTTGAAAATACTATTGAAGGTGTTATTTATGATATTCTAAATAATAAGAAGAAAGTGATTGGTACTGTGATGGGTGATGAGCTACAAGAATCTGGAGATGTTGTTGAAGAAATTTTAAATTTAATTAATAAAAAAATGTAGTTTTAAATTTTTGATATATTTATTAAATAAAAAATAATATGAATAGTAGAAGTCAAACAAAAATTAGAAAAATACAACAAATAAATTTACTAGCCGAAGAAAGATATTTTAAAGCAAAAAGACTTTTAAAAGAAAATCCAGATGGTGGTATTGAAACTTGTTTAACTACAGCTGAAATTGATGTGCCTAGTGAGTGCTCGTCAGCATATACACCAGAAGATGGTGGGATATCTGGTTTTGGGGCTTGTGTAACAAAATTAATTGATTTATACGCTACTGACTCGACAAAATTAGAAAAAGTTTGTAAATGTCTAACAGAGAACGCACCAACCGATTTAGATATAATGACAAAAACAATGATGAAAAATGCTTGCCAAGGTATTGGTGGTTTAATTAAAACTGGTACAGATATCCTTAAAGGAACTGGTATTGATATTAAATTTTAATAAAACATATAAAATATTAAAACACCCCTCTAACCGGAGGGGTTTTTTATTTTATAATGTATTTATAAAATATGAACGTTTCTATTAAATGTAATAAGTGTGATTTAGATAATAATGATTTAGACCTTTATAAACGGTTTATTAAATTTTTAAATAACCAATACCCGGTTAAGAAAAAAACTGAAGTTGTTTTTACCGGGGAAAGAATTGGTGATATGACAACTGGTTCTAGAACTGACAACAATGAATTAAGAATCCTCACAAAAGGAAGGATTAATCGTGACATTATGAGAACACTTGCACACGAATGGGTTCACGAATGGCAAATGTCAACAAAAGGAATGGAAAAAGGACCAAACATTGGGGGTCATAGTGAAAATGAAGCAAACGCTGAAGCCGGAGCTGTAATTAAAAAGTTTGAAGAAAAACACCCAGAAAAAGAAGAAAAAATTTATGAATCAATCACAAATAAAATTAACCTCATCAACGAACAACTTATTTTAGAAGAAAAGAAAAACATTAGAAAAAACTTTTTAATGGAAATGAAAAAAATTGGTATTGATAAATTACCGTATTCATATTCAGCCTTAAAACAATTTGTTGACCCAGAAACAATGGATATTCATTATAATAAACATTACAAGGGTTATGTAAAAAAATTAAATGACGCACTATCAAAGAAAAAATATAAAGATGTTGAACTAGAAGAAATTATACAATCTATAAGTAAGTACGATACAAAAGTTAGAAATAACGCTGGTGGTGCTTTTAACCACGCTTTGTTTTGGAAAATGTTATCCCCAAAAAAACAATTACCAAAAGGTGAAATTTTAGAAAAAATAACCAAACAATATGGTAATATTAAAAAAATGAAAGATGAATTTAACCAAGTGGCAACAGATAGGTTTGGTTCTGGTTGGGTTTGGCTTGTTCTTACTAAAACAAATAGATTAAAAATTATGTCTACACCAAATCAAGACAATCCACTTATGAATATTGTTGAGGGCGGTGGATATCCGTTACTAGGTCTAGATTTATGGGAGCACGCATACTATCTTAAATATCAAAATAAACGTGACCAATATATTAAAAATTTCTGGAATCACGTAAATTGGGAATTTGTAAATGAGTTGTATTTAAATAGAACTAAATAAACAGATATTTATAAAGAAAAAACTATGTCTGTAATTTCTGAACCCGAAAGAACAAAGTTGTTCACAAAAGTACGTCACCTATTAGGAGCACCGCTTAGGTCTGTTGAATTGGAAGACGAACAAATGGATACGTTACTTGAATTTTCAATTGACGAATACTCACAGTATGTTCAAGATTGGTTAATTGAATCACAATGGACATCTCTTTATAATTTGAATATTGAAACGCAATCTTTAGCAAAAGCGTTTATTACAAAAAGTCTAGATTACGAAACTCGTTATACCTATGCTTATTCTAAAATTGTTGGTTTACAAGCTGGCGGGGAATGGGAACTTAAAAAAGATTATATACAGTTAGTACCAAATCAACAAATTTATGAAATTCCCGCAAATAGAGAAATTAATGAATTACTATGGTTTAGTCCCCCAACATTAAATAACACAATGTTTGACCCGTGGTCATTTGGTTCACTAGGATATGGTGGTGGTCTTGGTGGTGGCGGTCTAGCACAAATGGGTGGTAATATGGCCGGTTCATATTTTATGATGCCAGCGTTTGATATGTTATTAAGAATGCAAGAAATTAATATTCAGAGAAGAATTATTGCTGGTGATTTAACATATAGAATAACAGCACTTCCTGGTGGTAAAAAAGCGATACATTTAATGAATACCCCTGGTGGTAAGTTTGATTTTGGTAATGGAACAATGACTAAAGGTAAAGTGTGGTATTGGTATTATGACACAACTAACGGTGGTAAGGACGATTGTTTAAAAGAAAACCCAGATATAATTACATTACCATCTGATGTACCATTTGATAAAATGAATTGGGACGAATTAAATAACCCAGCACAAGTTTGGGTAAGACGTTGGTTTATTGCATATTGTAAAGAAACACTATCTAGAGTTCGTGGGAAATTTAGTGGTAATTTAAAAACTGGTGATGGTGGTGATTTAACTATGGATTATCAGTCTTTAGGTACTGAAGCAAAAGATGAAAAAACAAAATTAATTGATGAATTAATTGGGTCTGAAGGAAGACTTACAAGATTGAAACCAGAAAAAGTTATGGAAAGAGAAGCCTTAATTGCGGAAAATCTTAATAAACAACTGAAGTTTAGAGCTATGCCTAGACAAATATATGTAATTTAATTATGCAACCAAGAAGAATTGTTGTTAGAAACAACCCTAATTTTGAAAGCCAAGTTAGAAACGAATTCAAATATAAAATCGTATCAACTTCAAACTACTCTATTGTTGACGAAGACTTTATTTTAACTAAAACCGTTAAGGAGTGTGAGATAATATTGGGCGGTAAGTATCCAGAAGGAAAAAAAATTAATATCAAATCTTTAACAAATACGATTATCAAACCAGAAATTGGTTTAATTGATGAAGAATGGGACGAACTTCTTTTAGAGGAAGGTTCGTCAGTTCAATTCTTATCACTAGAGGGACATTGGTATATTTTATCAAGTGATGGTTTAAAGATGGGTTAGATATATTCTTCCCACCCCTCTTCAGCTAATTCGTAAATATATTGTGGATTTATACCAACATTTTCCCAAAACTCAACTTCTCCCTTTTCCATATCGATGAGGTCTTTTTGTATATCATCCTGATCTTTTTCCTCAAATGGAATCCCATTAATTAATTCACATTGGTCTTTTGTAAAAAATGGTCTTTCTTCTGGATTCTTAACTAAAAGTCCATCTCTTACTTCTTCTTTAAAAACAACAAGTAATGGTTCTACTCTTTTATTAAATGTTGCAATTGCCCTTTGGATATTATATTCACCAGTAAGTCCTGGGTTACTTTCTAATTCTTGGGGGTTAATTCTATAACAGTTAAGTTGTATAACAGATTCTATCGTATCTGGGTTTAATTTTGTATTAGAAAAAAAGGTTTTTAATTGTTCTTCATTCCAGCCTTTCTTTGGTTTATTAACTTTCTGAACATCTCCGTGTGATGCTTTTGTTCCGTTGTTTACATAATAAATTACATCACCAAGATTAACATTAAGACCTTCATTTATTGCAAGTTCCATATGGGCTTGTCGTGACATTAAAGCACCGGCCTTTGTTTTAGTTTTACTTCTTTTGATGTAGTCATCAATTGATTGTTTAATTTTTGCCTTACTTGCAATATCCATTAAAGGTATTTTTTGGTCAAATATTTTTTGTAAGTATTCATAGTACCACTCAACAAACCCTTGTCCATTACCATTAAGTAATAGTTTAACTCCTTTATCTAAAAATAACTCAATATACTTTGGCATCTTTTTAGATTTAATTGTATTTCCTGTAAGTTTTACTTTTCCATTATGTTCTAATGTCGCATAGTTTTTACGAGCTAAGTTAATACAAGAATCCCAAGTTCCGTCACAATCAAGCCCCATTGTACCACGCATGAACCGGTCGTTAAATTCGGCCACATCGGCATCATACCCAGTATATTCTTTTCCTTCTTTAACTAACCAATTTAATCCACGACCAATGTATTTTCTATCTTCCACACCACCATCTGGTAATGAAAAGTTCATACCGTCCGTATCACATACAAGTGGGGTGTATCCTCTTTTCATAAAGAATTTTAACATCTGTCTTAAATACTGTCTACCAGTACAAGTAATTTGTTCTCCCATATCCATATCACCCCACGGAAATACTTGTGGAGCAGAAAGAGCACCAAATAATGAGTTAATAAAAATCTTAATTGGTAACTGTTTTGTATCATAAGACTTGGCCTTCTTTTTATCAATTGATTTATATTCTGATGCCAAGTTTTTATACATAATACGGCTATCCCTAAAATATGATAACAACCCTTTCATTACACCAGTGATGTCCGATTCTGGGAATACATCGTGTGTTAATTGAATTGAGGGGTAAAGTGATGAGTAGTCAAGTTTTAACACGTCTTTTGAGTAACCGGTCTTTAATAATCTTGATAATCCACCAACAAAGTTTCTTTTTTCTTTTTTTGCTGGAATCGCAAGACCATTCTTATATGACCAGGCAAGCATTACAAGCTTCCAGATTGTTGCCGTACCCATCGTTGATACTCTTTCATATGTTGTTGGAAGAAGTGATGCCAGAAGGAAAGAACCTTGGTTAAATTCTTCATCAACAAGTAACGTTTCTTCTAAGTCATCGTCAAGGTAACGCTCAACAATGTCGTCCCCCGTTGTTTGAATGTATATGTCAGTTCTTCTTGAACAAACCTCATCTATCTTCTCATCTACACCAACCTTTTTATATTTTCCGTTTTCTATGTTTAACCAATATAAGTTTTTTTCTTTGTACAAAGAACCAATCTTATCGTGGTCTATGTAAACTCGGTCAGCAGCTTCACCATCAATAAATTTTGTGATGTATTTAAGACCCGCCTCTTTGATTGACGAATTAATTGCTTGTGCTCTACGAACTGAATGTATAATATCAATAATGTTATAACCCCAC